AAACAGAATGAGTATATGGAAATTATCCGTGGCGTTAATACTTTGAACTTTCCCCAAACTATGGCTGCTTTGGTCGATAAAGGTTCGTGCAATTATATGCATCAACTTTTGTTTGGTACCACAAACAGACATAAGTTTAGTGATATACCTGCTATTGTTTGTCATCAAGCTGTTTCACGTCGTTTTAAGTTATCTGTTTGGTTGGCTCCGCGAAGGGAATATTGTGTAGATCCTGATGTTGGCATTTCTCAACGTGAGTTGGATAAGTCCAAATGTAAGGGCGTATTTGACGAGGATGTGCATGAATTCTTTGAGTGGGATTTCTTTAAAGGTGAATTGATAAATGGTAAGCCAACAATGACTTATAGACAATTCATCGATAGAGCTGTTCGTGAGTACAAGATGCATTCTGATAAAGAGGAATTGGCTTTGGGCAATATGAAATCTGCTATTGATAAAGGTATTGCAATGCGTAATTTAAAACCACAATCTGGTGAAAAACCTCCTATTCGTAGAAATTTTACGGTCTCTCGTGCTGCTAAGGCGGTTACAGTAGCTGGTGTTTCAGCTTTGGGAGCTTTGGCCGCTGGTTTAGCCTCTAATTATGTCCCTGGTGGTTTGCAAGGTATTTATCGCAATATGGTTTTCAAGTATAAGGAAGCTGTAGTTAAAGTTGATTCTGTGAAGCCACAGAGTGATGTTGATGACATGGTGCATATGTGCACCGATGAGGTCGTCGGGTTTACCCCCGAGGAACGTTGTGTTGTTAATATTGAGCTTTTAGCTTATGCCATATCCAAAGCTCATAGCATGGATATACATTTAGCACGTCTGCTAGCCATCAAGTTGGATCCTGATGCTGATTTACCCGTTTGGGTGTCGGCCAATAAGGATAAAATTGATGGTTTGGTTCGTGCTGAACAAGCTCAATCTATGAAAATCACACGCACTCTTATGGGTAAAGCCATTGTTAAGTGTGGTGAAGCTGTTGACTATATGAAGCAGCACCCCGTTATAACTGGGATTGCTGCAGCGGTTGGTGTTATTACACCAGTCATCTTGATAGCCACTGCCATAGCTGGAGCTTTGTATCCGACTGATATCTTGGAGCAATCTAAGCTTGCAGGTATTAAGTCCAATAAACATAAGCTTCGGAAGACTGCTAAACTTACTGGTCGTGCGGGCCATCTTAGTATGGGTCACGCAGACTATGAATTTGAGCCTCAAGCTTCAGATATACCTGCCGCATCCTTGAGTACGATGCAATTTATGACTAAAGTTAGAGCTAAAAATGTTTATCTCTTTAAGCTTGGTCCTAAACGGCAATTCTGCGGGTCTGTTCTTTTTGTTGTTGATAATATAGCTGTTGTTCCAATGCATTTTGTAGATTACATGCTCCAACTCTCTAGTGAGGGTTTTTATTCTGATGCTAAAAGCCTAGAAAATGCTATCATTCTTGAGAAGCCTTTTGGTTCTGTTAGCTATGAGTTTAAACCTAGCCAACTAGAGATAGTTTGCGATGATTCGGTTGAAGGCCAAACTATTCAGGATTTTGCCCTTATTCGGTTTAAACCGTTACATGCCCATTATGATATTAGACCTTACTTCATTGAGCCTGATAATAAAATTTTTGATCACAATTTTAATATCACGCTTGATGTTGTTCGTAAGGGAGCTGTAGTATCTATGGTGGCTAAAGGTAGCATGGGTTCCGTTGACTATACAGACTATAGTGCTGATCATTGTATCACCTATAGTTTACGTACAGTTGATGGAGATTGTGGTGCTGTTTGTTACTTGAATGATTCGACAGCCTGCAAACCTATTATTTTGGGCTATCATATAGCTGGTGCTCCTGGAGCTTATGGTATATCGTATTTCGTATCTAAATCTCATCTTGATAAGATGTTGCGTTATATGGAGGATCTTGGTGAGAGTCCCGAATTTGATTCGGCTCTCTTGTGTCCGCAAATGCTTATCAGTGTGCCTGTTCCTGAAGCCCCCCTTCCAGATCTTAAACATGATGTCAAACTCGCTGTTGAAGAACTACCTAAACCTCATCAGGCTCGTACTACCAAACTTGTTAAAAGTGCTTTTTATAACAAGTGGGGTAAGAGCATGACGAGTCCGGCTAAATTACAACCATTCCCTCGAGATGGTGTTATTATTAATCCGGCTCAAAAAGCCTTTGAGAATTATGGTGGTGGATTCAAGGTTTACAACGAGCACCTACTTAATGCAGTCACTACTGAGTATATATCGTTTATTCATAATGTTTCTGATGTTCCACAACCCTGGAAACCAAGGTTGTGGACTTTTGAGGAGGCTTGTGCTGGTATACCTGGAGTTCAATTTTGTGAAAGCATACCGCGTTCCACTTCACCCGGTTATCCTATGTGTTTGTACACTAAGAAACCAGGTAAAATGGACTTCTTTGGCGATGGTATGGAGTACACGTTTGATTCTGATAAATGTCACGAGTTGAAACTCAGGGTTGAAGAGATTATCTCGAAAGCTCGACAGGGCAAACGTGATAAACATATATTCATGACATTTCTCAAAGATGAACGGCGTAAGTTGGAAAAAGTTGCTGAGGGTGCTACCCGAATGATAGCTGCTACTGACTTGGCGTTCCTTGTGACGTGTAGAATGTATTATGGAGATTTTGTTCGTTGGTTCCTTAGCAATCGTATTAAAAATGGTTCTGCTGTTGGAGTTAATCCCTACCAAGAAGAGTGGGCTATTTTATATCGCATGCTTAGGTCTATAGGTGATAAGTGCTTAGATGGTGATTACCGTGAATTTGATAAAGATAAACGGGAGCACGTTCAAAGTAAAGCACTTGATGTTATGGAATCGTATTACACGGGCTGTCCTGAGGAGGACACTGATATTCGTAGTGTCTTTGCTCAGGAAGTTCTGAACCCGCATTACCTTTTAGAGGGTATATTGTGGGGTGTCCCTGGTTCAACGCCTTCAGGATCTTTCTTCACGACTCCCGGGAATACTATTGAGAATAATTTGTTATTGCGTTATTGTCTCGTAGCTGCCATGTTACCGATGGATGTTAGAATTGCAACGGCTGAAGATTATATAAAATTTGTTCCCTACTTAAGTAGGGATTTCAAATGTATTGCTCTTGGTGATGATAATATTTTCAGCGTTGCCGGCGTCTTTGCCGACGTTAAATTAGCTAAATTTCAGGAACAAATGCTCCTTTTGGGGCATGTGTATACTGCTAGTGACAAATCAACTAGCTTAAATTTTAAGTCGCTCGATGAGTGTACCTTTCTTAAGCGTGGTTTTTATGTTACTAAAAAGACGGTATTGGCACCCCTGTCAATGGCCACTATTCGTGAGATGCCCTATTGGACTACGAAAGGTGCTCCACCCGATAATGAGTATGAGGTACTTTGCGTGGCCTTGTATGAGTTGGGTTTGCACTCTGAGAGCGTATTCAATCACTTTGCCCCCAAACTTATAAATACGTGTTATGCGGTACTTGGCAAGTATCCGCCACACACGAGTTATAATGATTGTCGGGCTAAAATACGTTCTATGGACGCATTCTTTTGAGGTACAGCGAAACCAAGCGACATTGTCGTTAAAAGTTTGGCGTAGATCAAGTATCGACTACAGGGGAGCTATTTAGTTCAGGGTCACCTTGTGGCAGTCCCGCTCAAGACCCAGTGACGGCTAGGATTAGTGCTATGACTTTAAGTCTAGTCCGAATTAACTAAGTCGCTGACTCACAACAACTAGAAATGCTTGGTGATCATGGAGGTAACCAAACAAATGAAGTCGACAAAACAGCTACAACCATGTTCGTCGATGACTCCATATCTGTCCTTACAACACTGCCCATGGCTTTAAGCGGTGTTTCAACTCTTTCGGTTCCACCAGTCTCTGATCCTCGTTTGGCTCAGTTTCTGGCAAAACCCTATATTGTTG